ACCAGTCGGCCCTTGCGGGCCTAGGATCAGCCCGACGTTGGCCCACTCCGAACCGCTCCAGACATACAGGTTGCTATCAGCAACAACGACGTACGCATCGTTTATTTCAGCATCGCCGGGCAAATCTCCGACAGTAGCGACTTCGCCCCTGAACGTGATTGAAATACCCTGCGCACCCTGCGCACCCTGCGGGCCGGTAGGGCCAGCAACCGTAGAGTCAGCGCCTGTGTTGCCTGTGAGGCCCTGCGGACCGGTCGGACCTTGGATACCCTGCACGCCTTGCACACCTTGGATACCTTGCGGACCAGTCGCGCCCGTGTCGCCTGTGAGGCCAGTAAGGCCTGTGTCGCCAACGGGGCCAACGATCCCGCCATATGGCAGGCTGAGATACGCGTTCACCCCATCCCCGATTTTAAACTGGTTCGTGTCTGTCTCAAGGACAATCTCCCGGTCCGCAAGAACCGGGTTAAACTCAGTCCAACGGCCGAGCGTGTCACCGCGCAGCGCGAAGCCAATCGTGGAGGATGGGGTGATGGTCATTCTCAGGCCGCCTTATCGAGGGAGTAGAACTCCAAGTTACGCTTCAGGCGATCATCGCCGGGTTCTAACCCGCAGGCAATCTGCCCGTGTTCTACCGCGTCGTCCCGCTTCCCGAGGTGGTACGCCGCCAACGCTACAAGATCGTGCGGCTTCGCCCCCCAGACAGTCGGGTCCATGGTGTAGACCAGCGCTTTGTCCTTGATTGTCAATGCCTGTATAGCACAGTCATAGCTCAGCTGCCAATCCTCAGTTTTGCGCGCGAGGTCAGCCAGTTCGACCCATGGTTCACGGGTGCCGGGGGCTTCCTTGGTCGCCTTATCCAGCCAGACCTTGGCTTGCCCACGGTCGTTAAGAGCTTCATAGGCTTGGGCCATGACACGCATGGCGTAGCACCGCTCGTTCGCCCAGTTGGCGTTCGGGTTCTCGAGGTACTTGTGCAGCGCCACAATGGAGTCGACCCACCGGCGGTGGAACGTCAGCTCACGGGCGTAGTAGAACGCGTTGCGCGGACAGGCCGGGTCTTCCTTCACCGATAGCTCCAGCAGGTCTATGTACTGGCCACGACTCTTGGTTGGATCGGGGTGGTGGCTGACCAGCAGCATGTCAGTGTGGGCGTAGACCTCGTCGATCCGCGCGTCTGGGCGTGGGTACTCGTGGCACGGGTGGTGCCAGTGGTAGCCGTGACGTGCGTGAATCTTCTCATAGAAGAACAGGATGCCTGCGCCCCAGTCAAACTGGTACCGCAGCCGGGTAGTCTTACCCAGTTCCCAAACGCGCTCGATCTCCTCGCGCCAGCCGGGCTCTAGCCGTTCGTCAAGATCGAGACTGATGCACACGTCGATGTCGCGTGGGATCAGCGCAAGCGCTGCGTCACGGGCTTTGTCAAACCGCCACGGGGTGATGCAGATTTCAGGCACGGTCGCACCGCACGCGCGGGCCAGCTCGACGGTCTCATCGGTGCTGCCGGTGTCGGCGATAAGGATTAGGTCCGCGTCTTGCGCGGACTCACAGAACTGTTCGACGAACGAGGCTTCGTTCTTGCTGATGGCGTATACTGCAATCTTCATGTGTCACTCTCCCGGTTTAGTTGGCCACTCGATGGTGTAGGGGAATCCCCCTTGGGAGGTTATGTCACGAAGTGCCTGCCGATAGGAAGCCCATTCAGGCGTCATGGTGTTGTCGCTCAGCGCCATCCAGTCACTGTCCGACAGCAGTTGGTTGCGTTTGGCTCTAACTCTTGCAGAGGATGCATTGTAATAATTTTGTTTTTCCTCTGGTGTCTTTTCGACAACCGACCACTCAAGATGCCACTTGTCACCTGCATAGGTGGGCGTGTCTGCTCGAACGGCTCTGTAGGTCGTTTCGTCGATGGATGGGGCGGCACCAACGACCACCTCAAATACCTCATAAGAGGCAAGCATTTCATCAGGTATGCGGCGAGGGAAAGATGTCTGCGGATTGTCTTTGTGCAAGTCTCCAATAGTATAAGGGAACTTTGTGACTTGTCCGTCTTGTGTTTTTGTGTAGGTCATAGTTGTATCTCCTTATAACGTGGTATCTATAAGTTCTTCCGTGAGGACGGCAGGTGCGTCTGTCAGTACAGCAACAGCGGCTGTTAAAACGGCGGGCACAGCGCTGAGTACGGCCAGTGCGTCTGTTAAAACGGCGGGTGCATCAGTAAGTACGGCAGCTTCATAAGTAAAAGAGCCGTATGTCCCTGTCCTAGAACCATTGGGCGGCAGTTTAGCAATGAGAACGTCAGTGCCACCAGCGCCGTCTGAGCCAGTCTGGCCCACCACAATGATGTTGTTGGCCGAGTCTATGGCTACGCCACGGCCACGGTCATCTCCTGTTCCGCCTAGAGTCCGGTCCCATTGCAGAGCTCCTGCAGAGTTGTACTTAGCGATGAGAACGTCATTGCCGCCAGCGCCGTCTGAGCCAGTATAACCCACCACAATGATGTTGTTGGCCGAGTCTATGGCTACGCCAAAGCCTTGGTCAGTTCCTGTTCCGCCTAGAGTCCGGTCCCATTGCAGAGTTCCTACAGAGTCGTACTTAGCGATGAGGAGGTCATCGCCACCAGCGCCGTCTGAGTTAGTATAACCCACCACAATGATGTTGTCAGCCGAGTCTATGGCTACGGCAAAGACGCTGTCACTTCCTGTTCCGCCTAGAGTCCGGTCCCATTGCAGAGCTCCTGCATAGTTGTACTTAGCAATGAGAACGTCATTGCCGCCAGCGCCGTCTGAGCCAGTATAACCCACCACAATGATGTTGTCAGCCGAGTCTATGGCTACGCCAAAGCCGACGTCAACTCCTGTTCCGCCTAGAGTCCGGCCCCATTGCAGAGCTCCTGCAGAGTTGTACTTAGCGATGAGGAGGTCAAGGCGGCCAGCGCCGTCTGAGGCGGTCTGTCCCATCACAATGATGTTGTCAGCCGAGTCTATGGCTACGGCACTGCCGATGTCAGTTTTTGTTCCGCCTAGAGTCTGGCCCCATTGCAGAGCTCCTGCAGAGTTGTACTTAGCGATGAGAACGTCCTCGTTGCCAGCGCCGTCTGAGTTAGTCTGGCCCACCACAATGATGTTGTCAGCCGAGTCTATGGCTACGCCAAAGCCGACGTCAACTCCTGTTCCGCCTAGAGTCCGGTCCCATTGCAGAGCTCCTGCAGAGTTGTACTTAGCAATGAGAACGTCAGTGCCACCAGCGCCGTCTGAGGTGGTCTGGCCCACCACAATGATGTTGTTGGCCGAGTCTATGGCTACGGCATTGCCTTGGTCAGTTCCTGTTCCGCCTAGAAGTGCGATCCAACTAACAACAACCCCGCCGCCAGCAGCAGCCTGTAACAGCTTTGTGCTAATACCGCTCATGCCATTGCATCCCCAGCTTGGAAGCCGTAGTAAGTTGTCCCACCATCAATTGTGAAAAATACAAACACGTCCGTCTCGCCGTTCGCGGGCGCATCAGGTGCAGTGCCGCCAGCCCAGTCAACCGCGGCAGTCCAAGTTATTGTGATGGTCGCAGATGGCGTTACTTTAAGTGTAAAGCCATAGGCTGTGCCTGTGGTGGGCGGGTTGCTGAAGATATAAGTCTGCGCCGTCCCCGGTGCATCCGAGAACACGTTGCCCGTGGATAGGTCGACGGTCGCGGACGTAATAGTGCCCACGGTCTCGTGGTAGTTCACCCGCAGCAATGGGTCAGGTACCGTTGCGTCTGACCCTGCGGGTCCTGTGTCCCCCTGCGGGCCTGTCGGGCCAGCGACTGTAGAGTCCGCACCAGTAGGGCCAGTATCGCCTTGTGGCCCTGTCGGGCCTGTGGGTCCAATCGTACCGGGATCGCCTTGGATACCCTGTGGGCCTGTCGGGCCTACGGTGCCCTCTGTACCGTCAAGACCAGTTGGACCAGTTGGACCAGTAGGGCCAGCGACTGTAGAGTCAGCGCCTGCGGGGCCAGTATCGCCGGTAGCACCGGTAGGGCCTGTGGGTCCGGCAACTGTAGAGTCAGCACCAGTTGGCCCAGTATCGCCGGTAGCACCGGTCGGGCCGGTAGGGCCAGCGACTGTAGAGTCCGCACCTGCGGGGCCAGTATCGCCGGTAGCACCGGTCGGGCCGGTAGGGCCAGCGACTGTAGAGTCGGCACCGGTAGGGCCAGTATCGCCGGTAGCACCGGTCGGGCCGGTAGGGCCAGCGACTGTAGAGTCCGCACCTGTAGGGCCAGTATCGCCGGTATCGCCGGTAGCACCGGTCGGGCCGACTACAGTGGAGTCTGCACCAGTAGGGCCAGTATCGCCAGTATCGCCGGTAGCACCGGTCGGGCCGGTAGGGCCAGCGACTGTAGAGTCCGCACCTGTAGGGCCAGTATCGCCGGTAGCACCGGTCGGGCCGGTCGGGCCGACTACAGTGGAGTCTGCACCAGTAGGGCCAGTAGGGCCGGAGCCGCTTGGGCCAGTCGGACCGACTACAGTGGAGTCTGCACCAGTAGGGCCAGTCGGTCCAACGTCACCGGTCGGGCCGACTACAGTGGAGTCCGCGCCTGTAGCGCCTGTGGGGCCCACTGCACCGGTGGGTCCTGTCGGCCCGACTACAGTAGAGTCAGCACCCTGTGGGCCAGTTGGCCCTGTGGTACCCTCTGTACCGTCAACACCAGCGGGGCCGGTAGGGCCGGTAGGGCCTGCGACACCGGTTGGGCCGGTCGGACCACCGGGGGGGCCATCAGCGCCTGTAGGGCCTGTTGGGCCCGCGATACCATCCACACCGTCAATACCTTGCGTGCCTTGTGGCCCTTCGGGTCCGGTTGGGCCGACGCTTACGCTACCTGCATTGATCCACGCCATTAGACACCATCCCAGATATAAAGATTTCCGTCAGCCTCGACGAGGTACGCATCGTTTACTTCGTTACCCTCGGTCGGCAAGTCCTCAACAGTGGCGACGGACCCTTGAAACACAATCGACGTACCCTGCGGGCCGGTCGGGCCAACGATGCCGCCATATGGCAGGCTGAGATACGCTGTCGTGCCGTCGCCGACTTTGAACTGACCAGTGTCTGTCTCCAGCACAAACTCACGGTCCGCGAGGACCGGGTTGAACGAGGTCCAGCGGGCGAGTGTGTCGCCCCTGAAGGACAGCTGGAATACAGAGGCACTGATCGTGTTCATGTCTGGGCGCTCCCAAGGTCAATCTTAGCCCCGCCGGTGTAATCCGTCTCAGCGTTGCCCGCGTCGATCAGCGTCGACAGCACAGGAGCAACACCGACCCAGCGGTCGCCAACAGAATAGTGCATGAGGTTGTCCTCACCCGCAACCACTGCGCCCTTGTACGCCAAAGGGTCCAGCTCGATAGGCGTGGTGTAGACCAAGGACCGGCCGACGGCGCGCTCGCGCCCGGATGCAAACTTTACGCTGCTCATGTAATCACCGTGTATTCTTCGCGTTGGTTGAGGACATAGGACAGATTGGCGATTGCGCCTTGAAAGTTCTCGGTCTTGAGGTCCAAGCGCTCCCCACTGCGCAGGTTCTGCTTGCCAAGCTCAATGACGGCAAAATCGTTCGGCGGGATGTCCATCCGGTTCAGGATCAAAAACTCAACGCCGTCTGCGTCCACGATCCGCGCCGACAGCTGCAGTGTCTCTGTTGCGTTGTTGGTAACCATCAGCGAGGTCAGCAGCGCTACGGCCTCGATAGTACGCTCAGGGTTGGG